CTGTGATCCTTATATCATCATCTGATGTAAACCTTACTAATGGATCAGTGAATGGATCATAAGGTGGAGTCACTATTGTTGTTTGAATACCCTCTCCCTCTATTATGCGAATCAGTTCGACAACTGTTGATGTATTCTTTCCACTCTGATAGTCACTGATTTTTAAAAGTCTATATACAACTCCATCAATCTGAATTAAGTTTCTAAAATCAAGGCTATTGATGTCTGATGGCCTCAGCATAACTGAGCAAGTGACTTGCTTTCCAAATCTTGATATCAACTCCTTGATGAACTTCTCATGATACAGATACAAGTTGTTGGTTGGATAGTTGCTTGTGGACCAGAACACAAAGTCAGGGACTCCAAAATTAAAGTCAAATGTCGGAGAGTCTAAGCTGTTAAGATGACCAACATAAGGATAGTCAGTCTCAATATGATCTGTTCCATTCTCATCTCTATGAGTCCATGCTCCAGTTCTTAATCCACCTAACTGCACAATGAATGGCTTGCCTTTTTTCTTTTCAATTAAGCTGGTGCCATCCTCATTGAACTTAACCTGGAATGATCTCGGAACAACCAAGTCAGTGAATGATGATGGTGAATCCTCTGGAATCCTTACCAATAGCTTTTGGCTGAATGGTAACTTGAATTGAGTATCGCTTGTTGCAAATTGACTTTGACTCTCAATCAAGAATGAGCCATATTGCTCCTGGACATCATCCAGATATCTTGTGTTCCAATAGTCATCATCTTGCTCAAAATTAAATTTGTAATTCTTTGAACTAAAATTAATGGTTGGCTCAATTGTAATATCCTTGGATCTGTCAAGTTTATAAGTCCAATCAATTGCATCACCACTGGCATTGTAAAAATCTGACAATGGCTCAATCTCCAATATTGTTGGATCAGCTGTTGATGGCTTGACATACAAGTTGAATGCTGTGATGATACCCTTGAGGAATTGATCACATGTCATATCAGGAAGGAATGCATCAAGATAAACTGTGCCTCCAGCTGATAATGTTTGTGCTTGCTTTAAAATATCAAGAGTTGCTGTATTGCTTTCTATCTGATAGGTTGTTGTCGCACTGGTTAAATTACTTCTTTGAATGGTTGTATTATTTATGAACAATCCAATCTTGATAGTGACCTCATCATTGATTAATAGATTCAACTGCCTCTGATAATCAAATGAGAATGTCAGTGATGTGGTTGCTGATGTGATAGCTCCTGAATAAATAATATCAGTTGCCATTGGAATATTATTCTTGTAAAGGAATATCCTAACAGAATATGAGCCATTGATTACATAAGCTCCAGAGCCATCACCAACAATTGTGATATCAAGATCATGATCACCAGCATAATTCAAGTTAAACAATCCCTCGCTTGCCGCAACAAATTTTAAGGGATCAGTTGTCTGAGCTTGACTCAAATTATCTTGAGTAACTGTGCAATCATAATTATCAGCAAATTGCTTGTCAAATGTATTGATGAATCCAGTTGGTGCATTCGTATCAATAAAACTTAGAAAGGATCCATTGAATATAAACCCACCAAGATTATTATCCTCAGTTGTGAACAATGAATCATTATCAGCTTGAGCTTGTGTAATGGTTGGAAGATCTCCTCCAGGATAAGCCATTAAAAGCTTCTTGAATAATTGGCTCTCAAGGAAATCCGAATCCCATGTGATGCCGGCATAGTTGAATGCCTTCTCCAATACCTCATAGCAAAACACTTGAGGAGGGATGTGCTCAACTCCAAAGGTGGATGGTGCCGGACGCGTGAACCCGTAATCAATCAAGCCGTAGTAATACCCCCGACCAGTCCACCCTTGAGAGTCTTGGTTGCTGGAAGGAGATCCATTCAACTGGATGATTCCATTCCATGTGTCTTGTTGGTTGTCATAAGTCAGAGAATGATTGTACTCTGAGAATCCAAGCTCATTGACCTTGATCTTTGTAAGTCTTGAGATGTAGTCAATTGTGTCACTGACAAGAGTAATGTCAAATGACCAGACTCCATTCATAAGCTTGCAACTCATTAACTGAGCTACACCATTAAACTCAAGCAATCCATTCTGGTAGTATTGGCATTCAGCTTTTATGCTTGGATCAAAGTCAACGAAATCAGAATCAGTAGCCGAGATATTCTCGGTAACTGACAAAGTGAACACACTCAACATCAAAGATGTGTTGTTCTTTGTTCCTGGCAATGTTATGGTCTTTGACTTGTTGCCCTTCCTTGCATTCAGATCCTTGATGTCACTGATGTTGAATGTCAATGGAAATGGAGCATCTTGGTTGATGTCAACAAGCCTCCCATTAATGAATAGTTCTCCAGCCATTAGTTCAGTTGTGATCTATATGTGTATGTTCTTTCAATTGAAATCTGCTCCTGGATCAAGCCATCTCTCCTCCTTGTCTTGAGCTGATAGCTGTTGTTAGTTACTTTCACTGGCTCAAAGTCAGTCCCATCATTAACCTCAAGATACACTGATGGTGATTCGAGCAAGTCTCTGACCAGCCATTGTTGAACATCTTGATTGATCCAGTCAGAATTCAATACCAACTGATCAGATGATGTCTTGGCAAAATCAACCTTCTCCCCTTGATAGAGAGGATATGTGTAACTGGTGCCATCCCAGACTCCTTTCTCTTTCTGATAGCCATAGCTTTGAACTGTGGTTGAATCAATTGATACCAGTGAGAAGGTGAATGAATCCCACACTCCGAACTTATTCAACCAATGCAATCTTCTTGTCTCATATCTCTTGCATTCAGTATCAATCCAAATAACAAAAGTTTCTGAACTACCATTGAATGCTCCAGCTCCAGTACCTCTGACTATGACCTCATAATATGCGGCATCATCAAAGTTACCTTGAGTCACAGTTGTATTGGCAATGATTGTCTGAGGCGATGCATCAACAACAAGGAATTCACTTAATGTGATGCTTGTCAAAACATTTGCAATAGTTGATCCTGAAATATCTTTCAATCTGAATCTCACATTCACTGATGTATCTGTGCAAAGTACACCTAAAAATATCCTCTCATCCAATCCGCAGAAATATTTCTTTGCTCTTGGAAATGTTGTCAAGAATAAAGTCCCAGGAGTCTGGCTGTTGCCAGTACTCGCATTATAATCAAGGTAGTCCCATCCAATCCAATCTTGATGTCTCAATGATGCATTGATAGCCTTCAATGTTGAGCTTGTGTCACTGGCTTGAATGGTCGGAGTTGTTCCATACTTTTCATAAACAATGATATAATATTCATTGATTGCCGTATCATAGAAAGTTGTTAAGCTACCATCAACGACCAATGGACTCAATAGAGTTGATTGCACAGCTTCAGATACATCAATCCTTCCAAGAGTATTAAATTGCCTGAATACCTCTTGAGTCAATCTCAAAGTTGAGTTAATATAAACCTCAACAATAAAACTGAAATTTGGTTGAGCAGTCTGATCACTGCTAAAAGTGAACACCAATGGATTGCCAGCTGGTGCAATCAGTTGAGGCTCATCATATATTGTTACTGCCATTCTTTGTAAAATTTATTTCAAACATTAAACCAGTCATCTCTGCCAAGTCATTTGCAATCCTATCCAGAACCTGGTCATTGATCACATTCTCAGTGATATTCTTTGGCCTCAATCCTCTTTGCTTGATGTTGGATGCCACAGCATATGCATGACTCATGTCCAACCCTTTCCACTGACTGATGGCTGTTGCCATGTTGTGAGATACTCCAGGATAGTTGAATGAGAATTGACTACCATAGTTGTTGGTGCCAACAGCATTAACCCCTTCATCTACAAATGGAAAGTAATCCTCTGCCTCTAATCTGAATGACAGCTGTCCAGTTGGCACTGGAATGATTGAGGCTGCCAATGCTCCAGTATTCTGAGCAACTTTCTTTGTGTAATCTCTGAACTCAGTTGCAAGCTGATTTGATAGCTCAATGATAAACCTATCATAAGCATTCTTTGGTTGCTCTGCATCTTGAGCCGATATACCAAAGTCCTCAAGAAAATCAAAATCAGCCATTTCTTAATATGCGTTTTTGTTCGTTCTCATCCACTATCCTAAAATAGTTCATCCAGAATAGAGTTGTCACATAAGGCTGTTGTGTAACCTTTGCCACACTGAGTCCCATTTCTTTGGATAGTCTATGTAAGATAGTTGTCCAACTGAACCACTCTGAATCTTTAAGTCCTGCTCCATCATCATCATTTCCATCCTCTGCCTGGCCATCTGGATCCCTAATATAGCGAGCCTCCGCTTGTCCGATAAGTCCAAAAAAAAACTGAAGAAATTTAAGAACTCATCACCTGGAAAGTTTTCTTTGAATTCTTTGTATCTCACCTCATTAGGATTCAGCACTCTGCCTCTGTCATCCTCTTGGCAGTACTCCATACCTTTCTCAACATACATGATTGCCAATGCTTGACATGGATCTTGGCTGATATCCTCAATCAGTTTCAAGTCAATGATCTGACCAGTTGACACATAGCCAAAGTTTTTCTCAAAGCAATACACCTTGCCATTGACCTCAATCTCAGACTGTGGCTCTTGATATTTATAAGTCACCAACAACTGGAGGAGATGGTTGGCAGCAACTTGGATTGATTCAATATCAGCTCGCTTGATCTTGTTGATTGACTCTCCACTGAATAGACTCAGCAACTGACATTGGAAGATTAACAGCTGTGTGATGTCATCATCCCTTTGCTCCTTCATTGCCTCAGCCATCATCAGCCAGCGAGTCATCTGCTCAGGGGTGCATGCTGATAATGTTGTTGGTAGTTTTATCTCAAGTTGTTTCATACTCTCAAAGCCATATATCTCCCTCGGTTGGTGAATTCCTTTCTGCTATGCCAAGCCAATGCTGTTGAGATGACACCATCATCATGCAATCCAGCTGGTGCAGAATAACTCACATTCCTGGTATTTGGATTGTAAATATAGGAAAAATTATCAAGCTCATCAATCAACCATTGCTCATTGATAATTGAGATTGCTGATTGCTCAAATGCCACAGCGAGATCCTCAATGATGATTGGCTTTGTTTTGGATGTTGTGACAAATGGATGGATCAGATTCTTGCATCTTACCTGAAGCATCTCAAAGAACACATCACCTTGATTGTTGACTTCCACCAATGTGGTTGCATTGTATTGCTTAATCAACTCAGCCACCTTCTCAATAATCTTGCTCCACTCATCATGCCTCCATCTGTGAGCAGCGACCATCTGTCCATCCTGGTTGACGATAGTCAGAACAGTGTAGTCATCAGCTCGGCCAATGTCCAGACCAGCGTACATCTTTGCAGTCTTGGCTCCAGTACCTATGCATTCAGATACGTTCCTGAATATACCACTGGCATTGTCAATGAACTCAGCCAGATACTCTTGGCGGAACACATAATCTGGGAGGGATCGCTTTCTTTCATCCAGCTCCCTTGGATCAATCATAGGATTGTCATAAGATGTAAAATGAAAGTAAGCATATCTCTCATCATAGTTTGGTTGCATGCAAAGCTTATGGAAATGATTCTTGCCTTTCGGAGTTGAGATAAATATGATCTTCTTTCCTTTGACCAGAACAGTTGCACTCAATACCTCATCCCACAGCTCTGGTCTGGTGAATGCCATCTCATCAACAACCATGTAATCAAATGTATTACCTCTGATATTATCTGGTCTCTCACCTGAAAAGAATTCAATGGTTGATCCAAAGCCAGTAATCATCAGATCAGATCTGTTAAACGTGAACAATCCACTTGCTGTGGTTGCCCTCTCCAGTTCTGAGAATACTTTCTTGCCTTGCTTGTAAACTGGAGTTACCCAGGCAATCTTGCAACCTCTATCATTGATAGCCCACCAAAGGAGTTGGTTGATACCAAGCATTGTCTTGCCGAACTGCCTTCCAATATTCAGAGCATAGTACTTCTCATGACCATGGTTGATGGCATCATGAATGCTCCTCTGATTGTCATGTGGTTTATAACCTTTGACTGTACTCATTCAAAGTCAAACTTCTCTACATTCTTTGTCTCAAGCTGTTGTCTGTCATGCATGCCAAGTCTGTTCTTAGCATAGAAGATTCCTTTGCCTTCATTGCCAACAATGTCAATGGCTAAGCCTTTGAATAGGTTGTCTATTTTTTTGATAGTGTCAGATTTGAGTTGATCATCAGAATCCAACCATCTGTAATAAGTATCTCTTGAAATAGACTTATCTTTCCTCACAATAGGAATCCAGATTCTAAGGAAATAGTCTATTGTTGGAATATGTCTATCCAATACCAAAACAATATCTCCTTTATTAGATATCATTTCTTTTTTGTGGGTAAGACACTCCTCAATATAGATATGAGCAAGTTCCTCCAGATGTATTATAAACTCATCGGAATATGCCATTGTTCTTATTATATATTATTGTTCGGTTATTTACAGTACTTAACATAGAAAGTATATGGCACCACTTTAAGCTTAGCCAGTATCCAGATCAGATGCTTGTATCTTTTAAAGTCATATTTATCAAAGAATGATCTATCTCTTTTATGAATGTTTACCAGCCTCATCATTCTTTCAGCTGATGCTCCGAGCTTTGTGAAATCAAACTCTGACTTTTGTTTGAATTGTTCCTTTGCCTCTTCTTTGCTAAGCTTGCCAGATCTGACTTGAGCAGCGAGATAAACAATACGTTTGTCAATGCCAAACTTCTCTGGCAGAAGGAATGATCCCACGAATTCAGTGTAAACATTCTCACAATGTTTTCCGCCGTAATCTTGCCAGTTTATGAATCTCTTCATCTCAGCCTCCATTGAGTCTCTGTCAAATCCATAATGAAATGGTCTAACATTCTTGATCCCTAACAAGGCATAGAATAGTTGATCCTTGAATGTAAATAGAGGATAGTTGTGGAGCTTGAGTCCAGTGTATTTATTATAAACTGATTCAATATATTTGGCATCCATGTATGTCCATCCTTTTGGAGTTGATCCTTCAGTTCTGAAATCATGCCCATTGAGGATGTATTTGATGTTGTATTTAAATGCAGTATCATACATCAGCTTAGTCATTGCTATGTCATTTGGTATATCAGCATCTGGAATACCAGCCCAAAGGAAAGCATCATTGAGTCTATCGTACTCAGCTTTGTTGACATTGTATGTGATGCAATCAACTCCGAGCTTCTCAACCAGAGTTCTCATGTTGTGAATTGCCTCTGGAGCATTCCAGTTGTTGTCAAAGTGAATGACAAGCGGCTTGAGATTCCAATATCTCACTGCTGTGAATAGCAATGTTGAGGAGTCAATACCTCCAGAGATTCCCATGATGCAGTCAT